AAAAAAAATGACTGAATATAGAAAACCATTTGGCAGTAGAGCCATGCATAATTCAGCATCAGGCGGCACACAACCGCTTGATGAATACTTCTTAAAGTTATTCATATCACACAACTTAGATATTAGCTTTCCACCATCAGCTAAGATGGTAGCAGGAAACGCAGTTCAAAGAGTTGTGGATTTAACATTAGGATTTGACTTTGAACATAAGAACAAAATGAATATCGATGAAGCATTACATATCGTGCAACGTGAATATTCTTTTTATAAGCCAAGAGTTTATGATGATGGCAAAGATGCAGAAGACCACGCAGAAATCAAACAACACATACACGCTATGTCCTACAATGCCTCTAATGGATTGCATGAATATTTTGGTAAACAATCTTTTGAGGGTGAGCGTAAAGAATATATGGATGTTGATGAGCTAGATGTGCCTGTCATGTATCTCATAGATTATCGCTCTGACAATAAAATGATAGACCTTAAAACAAGTTATCCAGTTCGTAATCCTATGAAAAAAGATGGCACTAGAACATGGCGCATTCCAAAACCACAAATAAAACCAAACACTAATCAAGTCATACAGCAATCTGTCTACTGGAAAGCAACAGGACTTACACCAGCACTTCTATTTGTAACAGCAGAAGGATACGAAATAGCCACACCTGAAACCACTGAATTGCTATCTACACAAAGCCTTGAACATCATTTCAATATTGTGAAACAAAGATGGCTTGTCATACAAAATATAATGAAGAAATCAAAAAGTTGGCGCGAAGCATTTGATATGGTTCAGCCAGATTTAGAGCGTATCAAAGCCTTTCATGGCAATGATATTTACAAAATAGCAAAGGTACAATGGGGAATCCAATGACACAATCGGAGTTAGATACACTTATGAAAAAAGAATTTGAAAAGATACAAAACTTTGAAAATGAAATGCAACAGCAGATAGATGTTATGAATATAAAACTATCAAAAACAATAAAAGAATTAGATGAAGTTACAGAAAATCTACAAGCATTTGTAACTCTACTAAACGCAAACAATAGATTAATGAGGCAAGCTAATGAAGAAAAGACAGATACCACAACATCTTAAAGATTTAATACAAGCTGTTGGCATGAGTGAACATGAAGCTACTTGGGATTGTCATGGCACACCTGTTATTTATCACGATGCTCTTGAGCGTATAGCTGAACATCAAGGTATTATGTTCGATAAGCCAACCATCATAGAAACAATAGCAGAAAAAGGTATTGTTGCTATGCTTGTACAAGGAACTAATGGAGATAAAACTGCATGGTCTATCGGTGAAGCTAGTCCCCATAATTCTAAGAACAGCTATCCATTTGCAATGTCTGAAAAACGTGCAAAAGATAGGGTCATACTCAAACTCATTGGTGCATCTGGATTTGTATATTCAGAAGAGGAAGCTGATAGTTTTCAAAACCCAAATCGTTATTCAAAAAAAAACGATGAACCTGTAGAAGAGCAACCGCAAGAAGAAGCACCACCACCTTTTGTGCCAGACCCTAACTCTGTATCTATTATAGAAACAACAAAGACAGATGAGCAGATGAGAGCCTTGGGAAGAGATGCTTATGAGGTTCTTCTAATACCCTCACAAATATCAAGAGCAACAAGCGCAGAAGATTTAGGTGCTTGGTTCACTAAGAGCAAACAAAAATTAGATGCCGTAAAACAAAACTATCCAAAGGATTATTTAATAATCAAAAATCAATTTGAAGCTAGATGGAAATCATTATCAGGAGAATAAAATGACACAATATAATATCGTACTAGAACAAACTTTATTTGAAACAGAAAGAAGAGAAAACCAAGCAGTTTGCCAAGCCTCTACCATCATAGGTAAATGGAATAAGCTTACAAAATCTATTGATAGCGAAACAGTTGTATTAGAAAAAGATAAAAAATATTCTATTCAAGTGTATGAATCAAAGTATCAAACAGATAGAGGCGTAAATAAATATACATTGCGTATCTCAGAAATCATTGATGATGGTGAAGGCGGTATGCCTTTTAAACCAGCCGTTAATAAAATGCCGTTAATGTAAATAAAAAGAACCCCATGCAGGAAGGAAACTACATGGGGTTTAGTACAGGGAGTGTATATGAAAAAACTTAACCTAACTTCTACATCCTATTATAATAATCAAGATAACACAATAGGAGATTTATAAATGAGAGCATTACGAGATAATATCGATGAAGATACTAAAGCTTGGCAAGATTACCTGCGATATAAAGAAGATAAATATGATGCTCAATATCGTAAAAGAAAAGAAAGAGAACAAAGATATTATAAAAAATATAACAGGAGAAGATACTTACTTAATAAATATAAACAATCACAAGGGTGCCATGTCTGCGGATACACAGATAATGCTTACGCTTTATCCTTTGAAGATTTAGATAAAAAAACGCAAAGTAATTATATCAAATGGACACCCAAAAGATTGATTGAATATATCAGAACTAAGAAAGTTATTTGTCAGAATTGTATTAACATAAAATTCAAAGAAAAGTTCTATTCAACCATTACATCTTCTTCTTAGGCTTCTTCTTAGCTTTCTTCATAGCCATTGCAGTCGCAGCTTGTTTCTTCATAGCTTGCGACTTCTTTGGTCTACCTCTCATAGAACCATATGTACCAGCACCCATAGGCATATCAGCCTCCTCTTTTTGTTTTGGATTTATTGCGTTTGCTAATTGCTTTAGCTTTTCTTTTAGCGTCAGCTTTACTACTTGCGCCCCACGCACGAAGGCTAAGTAATAACCGTGTAGGCTTTCCCTTACTGTCACGTTCTGCTCCTCTTGCATTACCCATACGAGCTAAGAAACTAGCACGTCTAGGATTATCCCCAGACTTAACAGGTGGCTTTAAATTAGCCCCAGTGGTGCGCTTGAAATGCGCTCTACCAGCTTTGTTTAATCCACCGCTAGGATTCTGAAACCGTTTCGCTACCATCTAACTGTCTCATTCTTTCTACTAAACGTCTAGCCCTGTTTGGTACTTGCGTGTACCATTTTGAATCAACCATCTCATCAGCAGCACCAGACCAATCTCGCGCATCAACATTTGCTTTCATACCCTTGAACTTGGATAGTCTTGGATACCCAAGATTAAACATCATATTAGCTACAATCAACTGTACTTCTTCTGGCAGGTCATTAAAGTCTTTATAAAGCCTATGACAATCCTCTATAGTTACAGTTATATCTAAGTTAAATGCAGATTGAACACGACTTTGTTCTATAACTGTACCTACATTCTGACCACATTCAGGGTCATTCTTAGTAATCAGATGGCCTATGCCAAACGTAGGTAAGCCCAGATGGTCAAGGTATATCTCATACTTACACCCCTCATCTTCAGCTAATTCTTCTCTGAGTTTATCTAAATTCATTTCTTTTTCTTTTTAAGTTTCTTGAAATCAGCACCAGTAATTTTATCTCTTGGCGATGCTACTCTTGCTAGTTTTTTTTGCTTCGGTGAAAGTTTTTTACTTGGCATTATTTCTTTCCCTTTTTCTTTAACATAGATGTAAGTGACTTAGCTTGTCCTGCATGAGAACGTGATGCCTTACGCAAACCAGATGCTACCTTTTTAACCTTTGCCTTTTGCTGTCTTGTCATCATGTCTTTTTCGCCTTTTTCTTTTTACCGCCTTTAATTAAATCCTTATCTGCCTTTCTTGCACCGCCCTTGCCAGTTGCAAAAGACCGAACTCTTCCAGCAGCCCAAGCGTGTTGCGATACTTTTGGTCTACTACCAGCAGAAAAGTATGCCGCTGCACCGCGAGAATACACTTTGCTCAAAGTTGATTTAGATATTCCAGAAGACTTGTGATACTTGTCAATAACAGATTGCTTGCTACTCATCCCTTGCTCCTCTGCTTACTTATCTTAGACATCATAGCTGGTGTTAGCTTGCCTTGTCTATAGAGTTTGGCAGTGCGCTTTATTTCTGCCTCTCTAGCTTTAGGGTTCTTTGCACCTCTGACATACTTCTTTGGTACACCGCCTTTTGTCTTTGGAACTTTGGGAAACTTTCTCATTTTTTAAATCCTTTGATTCCTCTTATACCAAATGATGCCGCTATACTTGCATACATTGCCCATTGAAACCACTGAGGAGTTGTTTCTAATGCGGCAAAGCCTCTCTCAACATATGGCTGTAAGGGTGGTATGAAACACATAGCAATAATGATTATAAATAATACAGTCCAAGCTTCATCTTTCCAACTATCATTAGAAGATTGAGCCATGATTTTTTCCCAACCCGCTTCATGCGTAGCCGCTACTTTCATAACTTCAGCTTCAGCTTCTGCTTTTGCTACCTTCACAGCAGATTGAGCCTTCTTCTCATCAGCTTTACCTTGAAGCCAAGAACTTGCTAAATTACCTACAACTGGAAGTATTGCTTGTATCATTTATTATTCCTCTGGATAACACTGAGCAGTCATTTTGTAATATTGATTGCTTGAAAATTCTTCCCACATTTCAGACCTTATTAACCATTCACATTGTTGTTCTAACATTGGCTGTTGAAGAACTAATTCGCCTATCGGTTGCCAATCTATTCCGTTACTTCCCCACATAGTTATAACTAATACCCAAGCTACTTCTAAAGCATGGTGTATTTCTATCACTTTTCACTTCCAAGCCAAACAGCAAATGCACCTGTCATCGCGCCACTAACTACAGATATCATAGCACTCTGTTGTGTTGTTAAATCATCCAAAGACATACCCCACTCAATAACTCTAATGTACATGATAGTCATTACCAACATCATTATACGAGGCATTATCTTCCATTCTAAAATCTTTACATTCATTACCCACTCATTACTGCAATTAATCCACAAAGAAATATAACAACAACGAGCATTGCTATACCACCCATTCTAATTAACTCGTTAATTTCTTTTTGTTTGCGTATTTTCTCTAAACGCTGAATCTTTTCTGCTTCTTTAGATTCTTGTATTCTTTTGGCTCTCTCTGAGATTATTCCTGCCCAAGTACCATGCCCGAATCTAGCATCAATCAACTGCCTCATATCATCCAGATGTTCTTCAGCAAGCTTTGCATTGATTGTTTCTTCTGCAATATTCTTTACACTAAAAGGGTCTGATGCCGCTTTGTGTTTATCTTTATTTGCTTGGTCACGTCCTGTTAAAAGCGAATCAATGTGAGAGGCAAATGTTCCAATATCTTGTGCTGTATTGATGTTGCTTTTTATAAAGTCTACGCTTTGCTTAACAAGAGCTATACCTGTTAAGACTTCTGCAACGACCATTTACTTGCCCAATACTCTATCAAGCTTATCTTCCATTCTGTGTATAGAATCATGTAGCTTATTAATATCATCTCTTAACTCTGAGCGTGTTGCATACTCCTCTCTAGTTTTATTCAGTAATATTTGCAAACGCTTTACCTCAGTAAACATCTGGCGAAATGCCCAAAAGACAGGCGCAATAACCACTGTTAGGATAATGTTCCAGAATAACATTGCATCTAGTTCCATTAGAAATCCTTATGCGTAAGGGCTAGTGCCAAGTAAACTCGTATTCCAAGACGCTTTAAGTTCATCTATTGTCGTAGCGTCTGCGATGGCTTGTGCGGCTGGTGCATCTCTCAACGCATTCTTCTTTGTTACTGAAGCCGCCTTTGCGG